ATAGGATAAATTTAACGTGTATACGTCTAGTTCACATTCTAAAATATCAAACATTGTTACCAGTTTTTAGTTATTAATTCGCCGTACTTTTCTAAGACTTTGACTGGTTAGACAAAGAATATAACGGGTCTATGTTAGACTTTAGTTTAAAACCAATTAAAGGCACGTATTTTAATGGCGAAGTAGGTAACGACGAAGAAGGCGAAATAGAAATAACGCCAGCTTATTCTGAATGGCTTTTAGAAATGGTAAGAGAATACAGAAAAAAACACATTTATTTTATGTGTGAAGAAGAAGAAAACGAACTAAGAAAATTAGATTTAAACGTAGAAGACGACAACCCTCAAAACTGGCACTACTATGGTATTTAGACTTCAAAGAATGGTAAGGTTCTGGACGACCAAAACCACCCATGAACACGTAAGAGGTTCTTTTAACGAAGAACTATATAAAAGAATTTGTGAAATTAAATTTAATCAGAACTTATGACACCAAAAGAAACAGCAGAATTTATTTTAGATGAATGTTATAGATTAGAATTAGAAACGGTTTACTATGGCGTTAACAATTATTTAGCCAAGAAATTTTGTGATATTGCAATAGAAGCTGGTTTAGAATTTGAAAAGAAAATGGTTAAAGATTTAGAAATACTATGCAAAGAAATGAATAGGGAATTTAAGTTCGAGGGTTATTTTTGGGATGAAGTTAAACAAGAAATTGAAAAGTTATGAAATTTAAACTAGTATATTACAGCGGTTCGAATGTTATTCACAGCTGGACTTTTGACAACAAAGCGTTGTGTAATTGGAAAAAAAAGGAATTAAGGTCTAGAGGTCTTTGTTTATTAGGTAATTTTAGAATTGAAAAAGCATGAACGAAAATAAATATTTTTTAATTGAATGTGAATGGAAATTATATGAATGCGCTTATGAATTGTGTAAAATTTTTAAAAAACAAGGCTGGTTTTATAGTGTAAACATTACAAAAAACGCAGAAGAATTTGAAGTGAAAGAAGTAACTAAAGAAGAATTTTACAATAACATACATTTTTAAGATGAACGACAAAATAATAGAAGTAATCCGAGTTTTCATTGATCGCGACGGATTAAACACACCAAACAGAAAGCGCCAACAGATTTATAAAAAGGCGTATTTACAGCACAAGCTAAAAGAATGCGGACTAACTTACAAGGCTATAGCTGAAATGTTCAATATGACGCATGCCAGCGCTATTCATAACATTAAGACGCACCATATACTAGTTCAATACCATAAAAACGAATACGAAGCGTATATTTATGAATATTTAGAAACTCTAGACGGCTATAAAGTAGAACCAAAAACACGGAATTTAATAGAAGACATTAACAATTGTGCTAATTTATACCAGTTAAATAGAGTAAAACGCTGGATACGTGAAAAAAAATATGAAATAGATGCAACTTTAATAGAGTAATTACGTTATATTTGTACACGCGTTCATCCGACATTATAAACGCAAAGGTATTATTTAGCCATTTTAATGAACAAGAGGTCGGATGCTTGGGATTTAAAGTGGCTTTTTTTATGCTGAAAAATTAAATACAATGAGTAAAGAACTTCCATTCTTTAAGTTTAACGCCACCGAGTGGATAACTGGTAATATAAGTTACGAATCATTTGAACTTCAAGGCGCATTTATTAGCGTATGTGCTGAATACTGGAATCGTAATAACCAGATGACAATAGAAGAAGCAAAGCTGCGTTTACGTAATGCCGAAATAGTTGATTTATTAATAGCAAAAGGATATTTAAAAACGAAAAAAAATAATTTAGTTATTAGATTTTTAGATTTAGAGAAACAAGAAATAACAGCTAAACGTTTGAAACTCAGTGAATCTGGACGCAAGGGTGGCTTAAGCAAGGCTAAAGCGTCGCTAAAGCAAGGCTCTAGCATTATAGATAAAGATAAAGAAGAAGATACTATAATAGTTCGCAAACAAAAGTTTGGCGATAAATTAAAGCCTTTTTTAGAATCTTATGAAAAGCAAATGATTAGGGAATTTTTTGACTATTGGACTGAACACGGCGACAAAGACAAGAAAATGCGATACGAAAAACAGACTTCGTTTAACATTGAATTACGCTTAAAGACATGGCTTAAAAATAAAATCGAAAGAAATAAACCTAAATTTAATTTACCCACTACAATTATAGACTAATGTACAAAAGACTAACAAACGTAAATAACGAACTTTTCGATATACGCCAACAGAAAGACGTACGAGGAAAGTCAATAGGCTGGGATTGGGATTTATTACCATACACAATAAAAGAAGGCTGCACTACTTACATAGGTTCTGCGCCAGCTAGTGGAAAAACTGAACTTTGGTTCGAAATTCTTATAAACCTTTCGTGTTTACATAACTGGAATCATGTAATATTTTCGCCAGAAACTGGTAGTAGTGCTGAAATATTCGCCGAACTATGTTACAAGTATATCGGAAAACCCTACGTACAAGGTCAAAACTCTATGTCGAACAGCGAACAAGTAATAGCTGAAATGTTTATAAACGAACACTTCATCGTAATTGATCCAATAGACGAAGACCTAACTATAACTAAATTCTACGAACTAGTAGACGAAATAGAAAAAAAAGAGGGCATGAAAATACACACCACAACTATTGACCCGTGGAACGAATTAACCGAGGAGTTTATACAAGCTGACCTAGGACGCGAAGACAAGTATCTTAGTAGGATTTTAGGACAAGTAAGAAAAAACGCGCGTAAAACTGGACGCCATAACTGCGTAATTAACCACGTACGCGACCAACCTATGGTAAGTAGTAAAACAATAGCTGGAACCGACATAAGTTATTTTCCTATGCCTAGCGCTAGAGACTTCGCGGGGGGTCAAGTTTGGTTTAGAAAAGGTCTAAGCGTATTAATACCATGGAGACCACCTTACGGCTTGTTAGATTCAGAGGGTAACGGCGCAGAAAAGAACGAAGTACATTTAAAAGTAGCCAAAAGCAAACCTAAAGGCGTATCGAAAAACGGAGTTTATAAGTTATATTTGGACTTAGATAAATACCAGTATTATATGCTAGATTTTAAAGGAAATAGGATTTACGCAAATAGGGAAAAGAAACAAGCGCCACAGCTTAAAATGACAAATTTAGGACACAAATTAAAATCAATGCAATAATGGATATAGGACTAAAACTATTACTAGCAAAGGGTAAAATTCTTTCAATGAAATGGCGAATTAAATTAACCCGCGAAGAACTAGAGGAAAAACGACCAACCGCGAAAGCATTTATAGACGGCGCTAACGACGTAGAAACAGACCTAGACGAAGTTTATAACGTAATAGACGACCTAGAAACAGAACTGCGAATACAAGGACGCGAAATTAACCGCTGTTTACAGATTAACGGACAGCTAAAACAAAGAATAGAAGAACTAGAACACGAACTTAAATTTAAAAATGTAGACTTATGACAAAAGAACAGAAACTAGTTGCGCTATGCGCACTATTACCAGTAGTAGGAGACTGGATAGAAGACCTAAACGACCAGCGAATATTCACAAAGCTAGTTAAACAACGCGCTAACATGCTTTTAACTGAAATCAGACGCATAGATAACGACGTTTTAAGCACTGGTGAACAAGAAATATTTAACCAGCAAGTAAACTTGCAGCGTGCGTTGATTCAATTCGTTTCAAAACAAATAAAACTAGACTGATATGTTAAGAGTTGGCTCAGATTTTAGCGGCGTAGGCGCTTTTGATCAATCGTTAATGCGCTTAGGTGTTGAATATAAAACAATTTTCGCTTGCGATATGGATAAACACGCACGCCAAACGTTTATATATAACTACGGCGAACCCGCATATTACCCAGAAAATGTTTATAATAGGGAAATACCTAAAGATTCACTAGATATTTACATGACTTCTCCACCTTGTCAAGCGTTTAGCTTAGCTGGAAAACGTTTAGGCAAAGATGACAAGCGCGGAATATTATTTTTTAATTCACATGAATTTATTCAAATAAACAAACCTAGGTTTTTTATCTTTGAAAATGTGAAAGGCTTGCTTTCAGACGATGGCGGAAAAACATTTCAAGAATGGGTTAATATGTTAGGCGGAAAATCTGTAAACGGATTACCAGTATTATTTCCTTACGAAGATTCAGTACCTTACCATTTATATTGGCAAGTTTTAAACGCTAAAAATCACGGAGTTCCACAAAATAGAGAACGTGTTTTTTTAATTGGTATTCGTGACGACAAAGATAACAGCTTTCAATTTCCAAAAGAAGAACACCTAAGCAAACGACTGAAAGACGTACTAGAAAAAAACGTAGACGAAAAGTATTTTT